CCCTGTGTACTTTATCAGCGATCAATTGGGGCAATGTAAAAAGCCCACATGACTTTGAAAAAATGTGTACTCTGGCAGTTCGAGGGTTAGATGCATTATTAACATATCAGAAGTATCCAATACGGGCAGCTGAATTAGCTACCGAAGAGTTCCGTCCACTGGGTGTTGGTATTATCAACTTCGCCTACTGGTTGGCCAAGAATGATGTAAGTTATTCGGACTCTCGTGCCCTGCCCTTGGTTGACGAGTATGCAGAAGCCTGGAGTTACTATTTGATCAAGGCTTCTGCAGACCTCGCACAAGAACAAGGTGCGTGTACTAGATGGAAAGATCTCAAGAGCGCAGATGGTATATTGCCTATTGACACACGTAAAACTGATGTAGATGAATTAGTTCCACACATCGAGCGCATGCCATGGCAAAGTTTACGTGAACAAGTACAACGAACTGGTCAGCGTAATGCTACACTAATGGCACTGATGCCTGCAGAAACATCAGCACAGATCAGCAATGCCACTAACGGTATTGAGCCACCGCGAAGCTATGTAAGTATCAAAGGTTCAAAGCATGGTCAATTAAAACAGGTTGTGCCTGAGTATCGTAAGTTGAAAAACAAATACGAACTATTATGGCATCAGCGTAGTCCAGAGGGCTACATGAATATCTGTGCTGTATTACAAAAATATATTGATCAAGGTATATCGGTTAACACATCCTACAATCCACAGTACTACCAAGATGAAAAAATTCCAATGAGTGATATGCTCAAGCATCTACTACAATTCTACAAGTTCGGCGGCAAGCAACTTTACTACTTTAATACCTATGATGGTCAAGGTGAAATTGACATCGACAAACTAAATGCAAAAGAACCTTTACAAGAGCTGAGTCCAATCAACGAAGCTGACTGTGAAAGTTGTGTAATCTAAATCAAGGAAAAATAATGAGCGTTTTTAATACCAAGAAGAAAAATCATCTGGCCAGCCTGGCTTTTCTTGATTCCAGTGGCGGAGTAACTATTCAAAGATTCGACATACTAAAGTATCGTCAATTTGAAAAACTAACTGACAAACAACTAGGTTTTTTCTGGCGTCCAGAAGAAATTGATGTAATGAGAGATGCTAAAGATTTTAAGGACCTAACACCGTATGAGCAACACATTTTCACATCGAACCTTAAGCGACAGATACTGCTGGACTCTGTGCAAGGTCGCAGCCCCAATTTGGCTTTTCTTCCTATTGTATCATTACCTGAGCTGGAAACATGGATTCAAACTTGGAGCTTCAATGAAACAATACATAGCCGTAGTTATACTCATATTATTCGCAACGTATATTCTGACCCTAGTAAAATATTTGATGAGCTCGTGGATGTCCCTGAAATTGTCGAATGCGCAGGTGATATCTCGGGATACTACGACAGACTGATAGAAGCCGGGCAATGGTTTAATTTGCTAGGTGTAGGAAAGCACACAGTGAACGGAAAAGAAATCACAGTTGACCTCTACGAACTTAAAAAGAAATTATGGCTAGGTCTTAACTCCGTAAACGCCCTTGAAGGTATTCGCTTCTATGTGAGCTTTGCCTGCTCCTGGGCATTTGCTGAACTCAAGAAGATGGAAGGCAATGCTAAAATTATTAAATTGATTGCTCGTGATGAAAATGTACATCTAGGATCAACACAGACCTTGCTTAAACTCTTGCCTCAAGATGATCCTGACTATGTGACTATCAAGGAAGAAACCAAAGCTGAATGTGAAGAAATGTTCCTACGTGCGGCCGCACAAGAACGTGCATGGGCACACTATCTGTTCAAGGACGGAAGCATGATTGGCCTGAACGAACAGTTGTTGTGTGACTATGTTGATTGGTTGACTTGCAAGCGTATGACCGCGGTTGGTTTGAAGTGTGGCATCAAGACAGGATCAAATCCTTTGCCATGGACCGCTAAATGGATTGCAGGTGCTGAAGTTCAAGTGGCACCCCAGGAAACTGAGATAAGTAGTTATGTGGTTGGCGGTACCAAGCAGGACGTTGACTCTAACACTTTCAAAGGATTCAGTTTATAAATGATCACAGTATATTCGAAAAATAATTGCCCATTCTGCGTACAGGCCAAAAACCTACTAAAACTCAAAGGTGTTGACTACACTGAAATCAAGATTGACGAAGATGCATCTGCAAAAGATTTTGTTCTAGCAGAAGGGCACCGTACAGTGCCACAATTATACAAAGACGGTAAACTACTGGTCGAGGGTGGTTACCAAGGCTTGGCAAAACAGCCAGCTGAATTTTTTGAAACCCTAAGAGGATAAAATGTTAATTTCAAAAACAGCCTATACAGCCGGTGATATCGTTGCCTTCAAATTGGTCAACGGTGATGAATGTGTGGCCAAAATTGTAGAAGTCACACCGATGGAATATGTAGTAAGCAAGCCTTGCACAGTGGTTCCTAGTCCGAAAGGCATAGGCATGATGCAGAGTTTGTTCACTGCTGAGTTGAGCAAAGATGTTCATCTCAGTGCTACTCATGTGCTGATGCATGCCATGGTGGTAAAAGAAATAAAAGACTACTATCTCCAAACAACAACAGGTATTGCAACAGCGCCTGCAGGACTGGTGATTTAATATGCCAGGCGCCGCACGACAAGGACAAGACACAGCAGGCGGCACCATTGTTGCTGGATCACCTAATGTGATCACAAATGGTACTCCTCAAGCACGAATTGGTGATGCGGTGCAAGGACATGACCTGCCGCCGCATGCCGCACCAAAGATGGCAGAAGGCAGTCCCAACGTTATTGTAAATGGTATACCTGCCAGTCGAGCCGGGGATAACGCCACATGTGGCCACCCAGCAACAGGCAGTCCTAATGTGATTATAAACTAACATGAGTTATTCAGCTGTTCAATTGATTGCTATCAGTGGGTTGTTGCAAAACACCGGACTAGGTGTGAGCACAAGATTGGTAGCACAATTAAACAACATGCAAAACACAGTAGTAATCACTGGTAAACTCCGAAGAGTTGCGGTGCATCCAAATGTAGCATCGCTGGTGCTTGATTCAATGAGAACCACATTGCCTGGAATTTGCGGGGTCGCACCAGTGACTTACACCAGTTTGTCTGCTTCTATAACAGCAGTTGACATTACAGAAAGCATACGCACAAGAGCCAATCAGTTTTTCCTACGAGGCGTAAATGGATACCTTGGCATTTTGTCAAGAGCTGATTCCGATTGTCGAATGTCACGTGATGTGCTCGGAGCAGTATACTCTTATGATGGAGCATCATTTTCCAGCGTGAACCCTGATGTTACGAAACATATTGATTTAGCTACAGGTGGACTTTCAAGCAAATTTGGTCCATTGGCTAAAAATTCTGAAAATTATAGACGAGCCAGTGGACTTTATAGTGCTGGAGTTGGATCAGGCGGAACCATAACAACTGATGCCAAGGATGTTGAGCGCAGTATTCGTGCATTAAGCCAAGGAATGCGCCGTCTTGGCACACTGTATAATTTATTTGACTTGTCGACGCTGGGAACACCGGCTGGACTGATAAAAAGTTTGTATGCACAAGGTCTGCTGTCAAATAGATATAGTGGGCGTGAAGGCACAAAAGATGCAGATTTCATTGAAGCATTACTCAGCGAAGGAATTACTCTTACAAATATTGATACGGCCAATCAAACTGTATTGACTGATCTGTTGACCAAGGTCACAGACCCAAGATTTCTTAACAGGGTAATTACCGCTACTGGATTAGACGCAGCAAATGTAGGGGGTGGGGGTAGGGGTATTGCCAATGCCGGGGATTTCTTAAAAGCAAATAAAGTTATGCCAGCCAATGCAGTTGATGCAATTCCTTACGGAACATTGTATCAACTTGGTCAACAATTGTTGTCATTGAATATATCATATGCAACAACGGATGCATTGTTCGACGCCCTGCTAAAAATTAATGTTCCTGAACATGACAATTTAGCAAATCTAACCAGACCAGTGCCAACAGCTGATATAGCAGTTATTCGAAACTCGGTGCCATCTGGTACGGGAGATTTTTCTTCGTGTAAAATACAAGAATTAATTGGAACTCCGTCGGGGTATGTGCATTCAGATTCTCTGGACACTATAGCATTGATTGCATCTAAACTTTCGTCAACCACTGAAGGATTGGCATTGATATCAGCTGTCGATGCAGTGTACGATAAGTATGCCGCAGATCTAAGTGCCACAGCAGAAGAATCTGCGTTGATAGCCGCAATTGATTCACTGGCTGCTGTTGCAGACTATAAACAAAACATTGCGTCAACTAACATTGCAATATCAAACTGTATTGATCAAATTGAACTGGAAATCGTTAACTGTAGTAAAACTGGACTAGACATATACTCAACTGTGCCAGGAAACAATAGTATCATAACAACCATTATCAGTTTTCCAAATTTTGGAGTAGACTATCACAATTCTGGAATTAAAAATATGTTGATTGACATGACAACTGCTGACAGGTATGGCGAAGCAGTAAAGGCCTGCTTGATACAAGGACAAAATGACAGTATACTTCAAACAATTGGTACTAAAAATATTGGAATTCCTGATGTTGCTTCCAATGCAAAAAAATATCAATTTGAATCTGGGCAAACAACGTTGACGATCCAACAACGAGAAAATGTGATTGCTGATGCAAGAGCTCAACAATTAATTGAAAGTGATGCGATTCGAAATGCAGAACTTTATGGATACAACAATCAATATTATGTGAGCCGTGGTTATCCCGTGGCATAAACATAACACTTATTGGCAGTTATAACCCAGTATAATTGCCATTAACGGCTTGTATTATGAGCATAAGCCGTATTTAAGTTGACACAGCCAGACTTATAGTGTACTATTAACATGATCCTGTGTTCTTAAATATCACTACCATCTGAAACTAAGGAGAAACAAAATGACTCTAACCAATGAACTTTGGAAAAAGTATATTCCAATTGCAACGAAATTAATAATCGGAAGCGTAGCATTTATTTTTTGCATTATCATGGTAACTAAAGTTACCCAGGCAAAAATGCAACATCTGCGCAACGCAAATAACATGACCGAAATTAGTTATGTAACAACCGCCACTCGCGAGCGTCAGCTGGCATGCTTGGCTAAAAATATCTATTACGAAGCAGGTTATGAAAGCTTCGAAGGAAAAGTTGCTGTGGCACAAGTAACAATCAACCGTGCCAACAGCGGTGACTTTCCTAGCGACATCTGTGGCGTGATCTATCAGAAAAGCGTTATTTACTCAAGGGTGATCTGCCAGTTCAGCTGGTACTGTGAACAGCCCGGTAAGATAAAGCCAATGTATCCTGCTGCCTATAACGAAAGTATGGCCGTGGCTAAAAAAGTTCTACTGGAAAACTTTAGACTTGACGGATTGAAGACAGCCATGTATTATCACGCTGACTATGTGAATCCAGGCTGGGGCAAAGAAAAAGTTGCCAAGATTGGTCGTCACATATTTTATTCCAACCGTTCTGCTAAAGGATCTTCATGAAAAAAATCACACTTGACACAGTCCGAGCTGATGTAACAGTTTGGATCAAAGAGCATGTTGTAACAATCAGTGCTGAAACACTAGGATGGATGGCTGCAATGTTCATCCACTTTAGTATTATTCCAACACTGTTGGCTGCGATGGCAGGGCTAACAGACAAGATGCCACCTGTAGACATGGTGATGTTTTGTTGGGGCGCACTTGGCCTACTGTTCATCAAAGCAGTGATGCTCCGTGATCGTCTTAACACATTAACCATTGGCATAGGCTTTATTGTTCAATGCTCTTTAATGGGACTCATGTTATTCAAATAAATACTTGTACGGTGATTGGAGGCCGTTGAACATGAGCAAAAATTCCCAGGTTGTTACAGAAGTTGAACTAGAAGAGGAAGAGCTGGTAGTAGAAGAAATGGAACTGGATAGTCAAGACTACGGTTTTATTATCAGTGCAGACGGCGAACTAAAACACCTGTTTACACCGGATGAATTTTATCTTGACCCTCCGCCATTGGTCAAGAAGATATTAAAATTGCTAGGGATCAAGGATATCAATACCGTAGCAACTGACGATTGCAGTGACACACTACACTAGGTCATAAAAAAGCCCACTTAAAGTGGGCTTTTTGTTTTGTTACAGTTTAGAACTGTGCAAGTAATTCTTTTGCTTCTGTGGTATCTTCGATCTCGTCTGCGAACGCCAACTGCATGAGTTCAATTATAGTACAACAATCCTGTTGTTGCGCAGGCGGCAGGGTAGCAATGAATGCCTCTACACTTTCACGTTCCTGTAGGTCCCACATGATATCTGCCAGTGCCATTTGTTTAGGTGACAACCCGTGAATTTCAATGTCCATTTTCTATCTCCTCAATGTGACGGCATGCGCCGCGAAACTTAAAACCAGAGCAGGTGCAGTTGTACACTGAGCCATCCTTCTCTACTGTATACTTATCGCCCTTGGTGCCTGTAACAGTCCAGGTTGGGTTTGCAGTAATAACCGCACCCGACACTGTCCATTTGTAGATATTGCGCACTTCTTCAAACTTGCGACCACGGGTGTCAATGCGAATTGGGTTTTTGAATGTTTGAGTTTCTGCAGGGTTGCCAAACTTTGCATAGGCAAACATCTTGTCTTTGCTGTCATCCATCCAGTACACATGATTGCAGTTTGCAACAGACTTGTCCGGCCACTCGGTGACTTCAAGGAATGCTTTCATGTTAGGCTTTCAGTAGTTCAACGGTCATGCAATGTAGCATGTCAACTTCCTCGCGCTCGACATAGAAGTCGGTGCGTGGATCCCAGTACTCACCTGCCCGAGCATCGTAGTAGAGCACTCGTCCGTTGGCATAATGGAACGGACCTTCTAGCCCTTTGCGAGGGCCATACTCTTGGTTGTGTTTGAAAACGGTATAAGCCATATTAACCCCAGTCCTTTTTGTCACCGTGTGCTTCGTTGTATTCATAGCCTGCCATGTAGGCTTCGTATTCAGCGGTACCGAGCTCAGCCACGATTGGCCAGTTTGCATAGGTGTCGCCTGCAAAGAAATGCGGACTAGGACTGCGGTGGTAGTAGCTGTCTGCACTGCCACGATCAAATGCACCGCCATGGCGTGTGAACTTTTCGGCTATCTTTTTTGTGTCTATTGCAAACATGATGTCTCCTTAGTGTGAGTTCAGTGCAGGGTTGTAAGTACGGATCAGTTCACGCTCACGTGCATGAGCAGGCTTGCGTCCACGCACAATTTCAACAAGACCGTATGTGTGTGCAAGTGTACCGTGTTCACGAATGCTCTTGCACAAGTTCCAATCTTTGTTTTCTGTTACCGCACGACGAACGTGTTTTTGGATGCGCACTTTGAGCGCCCGGCGAACGTTACCAGCACACACGGTAATACCAATGTACTGCTCACCTGTCACTGTATTGGTGATACAGTACACAGCATGGTTAGTATCTTGGCGTCTTTTGCGGGTGGGCTTTTCTAAGTTCATGTTATTATTATAGCCGAAATGGGCTTTTTGGTCAACCGTTTTCAGGGCTATTTTGCTAGGTTAGTGCCCGCTAACCTGTTGATTTTGCAGGGCTAAAAAGTAGTACTTTAGCAACAGTTTTTTAACCTGGTAAAATGTTGCTTTTTTGCAACATTTTTGCACAAAATGCAGGTGGTAAATACGTTATAAACAACAGAAAAATATGACAATTAATGCAAATGCTTATCCAAACACGAGCGGAATGATCGTTAACGAATTCTTGGGGGTGTTTGCAAACACCGCAAGTACGTCAACTTCTACCGGCGTGGTGCAAGTATGGGGTGGTGTCGGCATACGTGGAAATGTCAATGCTGGCGGCAACCTGGTTACGACTGGATCCACCAGCATTGGCACATTCATGAAGCTGATACCCGGCACTGCTCCAAGTGGCCCAGACGAAGGCACCGTGTACTACGACAGTGCCAGCCACACGCTGAAATTCTACAATGGCACAGTGTGGAAAACAATCACCACAGATTAAACCAATGGAACATTTTTACAGTCACATAGATGGATGGAGTCACTATCTAATACCACTCTATACCCACCTAGTACCAAAACTACCATCACACTGTGTGGTTGTCGAAGTAGGCTGCTGGAAAGGTCGCAGTACTGCATTCTTGGCAGTTACCCTGATCCAGCATGGTAAAGTTTTTCGACTGCATGCAGTGGATCACTGGAAGGGCTGTTTAGAAAGCTATTATCAAAATGGTCAGGTGGCACGAGAAATCCGTGACGATAAAGTGTTTGATGATTTCAAGCGAAATCTTGCACCGGTAGCAGAGCACATGAATATCATTAGATCCAACAGTGTTGATGCTGCCGCACAGTTTGAAGACAACAGCCTAGACATGGTAACTATTGATGACGATCACTTGTACGAAAGCGTGATCAACAGCATCATGGCCTGGGCACCAAAACTAAAACCAGGCGGGTTCCTGTGCGGCGACGATTGCGACAAGCATTATCCTGGCGTGGAACGTGCGGTCAGAGAAGCATTTGGCCAAGACTGGGTACTGCTCACAATCACTGATGGTATTGGAAAACACACTGATCCTGGATCCTGGATCTGGACCAAGCCGGAAAACTGGGTGCCACCTACAATACACGAAATGCCCGCAGATCTATGGGCACCTAAAGTGCCAGAACCAGAGCCCGAACCAGTGGTAGAAGTAGTTCCGGAACCAGAGGTGGAAGAACTGCCTCCACCTGCAGAACCGGTGATTCCTGTCAGCACTCTACAAAACAACAGGCAACATGTTATTGGCTAAGCAGGTAAATACCCTATAAGTATAAAAGGACAAATTATGTCAACAATCACAACTAGAAAAGGTGCGCATGTAACAGTACCTGCTAAAACATACAACAGCGTGACCAGTGGAAACAGTGCAAATGTAACACTTTCGGCCACGGCTTCAATTGCACGATTAGCGGTAACCGCAGATACCTGGATAGCATTAGCTAATGTTGCATACACAGCCAATGCCACACTGATGACAGCAGGTGCTACAGAATTTTTTGCGGTAAATGCAAGTAGCAAGATATCATTCATACAGGTCAGCACAGCTGGCAATATTAGCATTGCTGAGCTAGGCGGAATAGGATTCTAACATGCCAATACTGGTAGCACTGCTACCAGCACTTGGAGTGCTGTGCGAATAAGCCATATGTTTTTGGCCAAACGTAACTCAACACCTTAGACAACCAAACTTCTTGCATTTTTCCAAATAGTCTAGTAAACTTAGACAGTAAACTTCTAGGTAAATACAAACTATGATATTTGGCTACTTCATCCTACTCATCTCTGTGATGATTTCGGCAATTGCCGCCTGGTACTCAGTTGTGGGTCTCACTGCTATCTTTGCGGCTGCTGTTGTGCCTGTGATGATCATGGGTGGTGCGCTGGAAGCTGGTAAAATTGTTGCCACAGTTTGGCTTCACAACAACTGGCGTCGGGTCGGTATTGCATTCAAACTATATCTCATTCCTGCTATCATATTCCTCATGCTACTGACCAGCATGGGCATCTATGGCTTCCTTGCAAAGGCCCACGGTGACCAAAGTCTAGTGTCAGGTGACGCCATGGCCCGGGTTGCCATCTTCGACGAAAAAATCAAAATCTCCAAGGACAATATTGATGCGAACCGTCGGGCGCTTAAACAACTGGATGAGGCAGTGGACCAGGTTATGGGTCGAAGCACGGATGAAAAAGGTGCGGATAAGGCTGTACAAATCCGTCGCTCACAGCAAAAAGAACGTGTCAGACTTCAGTCTGAGATCCAGGCCGAACAGAAAACTATCACTGCCATTAGTGCGGAGGCCGCACCACTACGGGCAGAGTTCCGCAAGATTGAAGCTGAAGTAGGACCAATCAAATACATTGCGGCACTAATCTACGGAGATGCGGCCAGCCAGAACATGCTGGAAGCCGCTGTGCGTTGGGTGATCATCCTGATTGTTGTGGTGTTTGACCCACTGGCACTCACTCTTATTCTTGCCGCCAACAAGCAACTGGAATGGGCTCGTCAAGGCAAAGGCGGTTGGATACATGATGAAGAAGATCGGCCTGTAGAAGAAAAACCAGCAGTGGTCAATCCTGCGGTAGAGGACGCTGAACCCACAGTTGAGAAAGTCACTACTGAGGCCACCCCTACTGAGCCTGTCGTGGAAGAACCTGCACACTGTCCCAAATGCAACACGCAGATCATTGATGCTCCTGGCGTTGGACCATGCTGTCCTAACAAAGAATGTGATGTGTTTGACAACATACTGGGCGCACTAGAAGAACAGCGCAGAGCACAGGAACAAAAAGAACTTGAAGAATTCTTCATGCGTGGCCAGCTGATTGCACGTGGACTAGATGCAGATCAAGATGCTCGCACAGTAGAAGAGGCAAATGCCAAGTTAGCAGAAATTGAATCAGAAGATCCTGACCTTGATACCATTGCGGCACAGGCGCAGGAAATCAAAGCAGTAGAAAAAGAACGAGACGATTTGATAGAGGCATTGATTGGTATTACAGCCGAACGTGACAGTGTACAGCGAGAACTTGATCAAGCTCATGCCGCAAGAGCATCAATTGCTGAAGAACTAGAGCAGACCGTGACCGGACTATATGCCAGCGAAAGCATGCTCACTGTAAGTGAAGAAGAAACAGACATACTACGTGGCCGTGTAACTGAACTTGAAACACAGGCCACACAACAACAAGAATGGATCACGCAACTTGAACAAGACCTGCGTGAAGCAATACAACTTGCGCATGATAAAATTCAAGAGCTGAATGCGCTAAACACCGTTCAAGCCACAGTAGATGGCCCTCTCGAACAAGAGCTTTCGCCTCCAGTGATAACTCGCGACAACACAGTTAGATATCAGGACAAGTCCTATAACCTGCAGGCCTTTAATACACTATTTCCGGAAATGGCAGTTCGTCCCGACAGTGATCCAGTACCAGACACACAGGCAAGTTTTGGTACTGAGTTTCCCAAGAATCAGAAAAAGGGCGATATGTTTCTGAGAGTAGACTACCTGCCAAGCCGTTTGTACAAATGGAATGGTGTGAAGTGGATCGAAACTGACAAAGCACAAACCGATCGTTATGCCTATGATCAGGCATATATAAAATTGTTAGTTGAAAAACTACAACGTGGAGAATATGATCCAGACGATCTCAATGACACCGAAAGACAACAGGTGGCTGATTATCTAAAAAGCCCGCCAGATGCATAGTAACATAATCACACCACCCGATTTCATCAACGATGAGACCACGCAGATACTGATTATTGACCCAGACTGGAACGATGTTGATACACTGTCTCTATGGTTGCAAAACACTGCAAAAACCTATAACATCTATGTGTACACAGATGTCATGATGGAGCCTGAATGGCTAGAGTCTGCGATTGGTCTAGCTCATGTGATTATTATCAATACTCAAGACAGTGCTTGTACACCAACAAAAAACAAACTGATCAAAGATTCAAGAACCTGGTACTATGGCCCGCATCGTTATCTAGGCAACACCAGACAAATAGCAGACCTAATCGAATACTTTAAAAATCAATGACAGACAATATCACTCACGTGCTGTGTAACTTCTGCGGCAAAAATCGCAACGAAGTAGACAAGCTGATTGTGGCCAACGATGCAGGCATCTGTAATGAATGCATTGAGTTCTGCGGAGACATCTTAAGCAAAGAACGTATTAAGAATCTACAGTCAGATAAAAAAATAGCCAAATCTCTTGACCCTGTTAAAATAAAAAAGTACCTTGATGAATATGTGATTGGCCAAGAGGACGCAAAGACTGCACTATCTGTTGCAGTGGTAAATCATTACAAGCGAGTGTTCTTTCAACCCAGTATTGAAATAGAAAAAAGTAATTTGTTATTTCACGGCACAACAGGATCTGGTAAAACACTGCTGGCAAAAACTGTAGCACGATATCTTAATGTGCCATTTGTGATTGCAGATGCTACCACCCTCACACAAGCAGGCTATGTCGGTGATGATGTTGAAAGTGTAATTTCAAGACTGTTAAGTGCTGCCGATAATGATGTTGAAAAATGCCAACAAGGAATTATCTTTATTGATGAAATAGACAAGATTGGTCGCAAGAGCGAGAGCGCAAGCCTGCATCGAGATGTTGGCGGCGAAGGTGTACAACAAGCCCTGCTCAAATTAGTAGAAGGCACAAAATGCACTGTTAGTGTAAACACTACCAAGAAGCATCCTGCACTGGACACAGTAGAAATTGATACCAGCAACATCTTGTTCATTGCTGGTGGCAGTTTTGAAGGGCTGGAAAAAATTCTCGACGAAAGACAAAATTATTCTGGTATGGGTTTCACAACACAAGCTAGATCAGCTGACCATAAAACAAAAACTACCTTGCCAGAAGATTTTATAAAATTTGGAATGATACCAGAGTTTGTTGGAAGATTTCCTGTCACAGTTAAAATCAATCCTCTGACGCTAGAAGATCTGGCTCGGATACTGGTAGAACCCAAAAACAATCTAATAGAACAAACCAAATGGTATTTTTCTACGGATGACATAGAATTAGAATTTGAAGACACAGCAATATTAGCAATAGCTCAAACCGCAGTAGAGCGAGATATTGGCGCTCGTGGACTCAAAAGCATCATTGACCAAGTGTTGATGAAAACCATGTATTCTTTACATACACTAAAGCGTCAAGGTATAAGTAAAATACGCATCAATAGCGAAGTAATTACAAACCAACAGGAACCGGAATATATTAAATGATCAAAGATAAAAACAGACCAATAGCGCCTGGCAACAGAGTTTTTGTAGTCAACGACCAAGTTGACAAAGCTCTGCGCAAGTTTAAAAAGAAAGTCCAAGACAGCGGTCTGCTTCAAGAACTACGTGAACGAGAGTTTTACGAAAAACCCACTGCTGCTCGTAAAAAAGCAAAAAGCCAAGCTCGTCGACGTTGGCAGAAAAAACTCGAAGCAGAAGCATTGCCTAAAAAACTATACTGATGTATATTGAATTCCTGTTGTCATCTGGTGCAGGCGGAATGGCCGCAGGTTATTCGTCTCTATCTTTGCATCACAACATCGAAACGTGGGCAAAAAAATACAACATCAGTTACAAGACAAAAATAGTAAAATATACCCTAAGGCTATCTCTAGAGTCTGAAAAAGATTATTCTTTTTTCCAACTTAGCTGGAACCCAGATAACCAATATTGGACACAATACACCGTTATCTATCCAGACGGACATGGCAGATCTTGACAACTCCTGGAATAGAGCGTATAAATATATTTGTAAGATGCCTCCGGGGTCTTGCAGTCATATTTGCTTAAAGGAGAAATAAAATGACAACCTATCTATTAGACATTCCTGCCCTGCATCGTCGCTTTATCGGCTACGATCAACTGTTTGAAGAACTCAATCGTACTTTCACAACAGCAGCCAAACAGGACAACTATCCACCCCACAATGTAATACGCACAGGCGATAACCTATTTCGAATTGAAGTAGCTGTGGCCGGCTTTGCAGAAGAAGAACTGGATGTGGCTCTTGAAGGTCGTATGCTGACCGTGCGTGGCGAACGCAGACGCGATGATGGTGATGAAGAATATCTACATCGTGGCATCAGTGGACGCAATTTTGAGCGCACATGGCCACTGGGCGATAACATGGAAGTTCGTGGAGCCACTGTGAAAAATGGTATTCTTACTGTGTCTTTGGAACACATCGTTCCAGAAGAAGACAAGCCTAAGAAAATTGCCATTACGTTTGCAAAATAAACTCTAATGTAGTATAATGTAGACTGCTACAACAGCAGTCTACTATAGCGAGGATAAAATGGCAGAGACACTTACTAAAACACAAAACAATCTTAAAATTGAACCAAAACTAAACATTCATGAACCTCGCATGTTTAAGGTACTCTTTATCAATGATGAAATTACCACCATGGAATTTATTGTTGAGGTTCTAAAAAATGTATTTGAATATGAAGAAGATCGCGCACAAAATCTAACCATGCAGATCCATCAAGAAGGATCTGGCGTGGTTGCTGTTCTTCCATATGAGTTAGCAGAACAAAAAGGCATCGAAGTCACGGTGCTGGCCCGTAACAACGGATTTCCACTTCAAGTTAAACTAGAGCCAGAGGCTTAATATGGCTGATGTAATGCTGGACCTAGAAACTCTGAGCACACGCCCTGAGAGTGTGATACTTACCATTGGTGCTGTTAAGTTTGATCCATGGGGCAATGATGTAGAAACTGAGAATGGTTTGTACCATCGTGTGAATGTTGACGAACAACTTGTGCTGGATCGACATGTACTAGAATCCACAATTGAGTGGTGGGGCAAGCAAGAAGAATCTGTGCGTGAAGAAGCTCTTGGCGAAAGCAATCGTGTTAGCCTTGATACTATGACTCGTGATCTCAACAAGTTCTTGGTTGGGGTAGAAAACATCTGGTGTCAGGGTCCTGCATTTGACATTGTTATACTTGAAAATTTATATCGCCAGCTGAGCAAGCCCACACCCTGGCAGTTCTGGCAGATTCGTGACAGCCGTACACTGTTTGGCACACACGGCGATCCACGAGAAAAAGATCGTAAAGCCGCACACAATGCTCTAATGGACTGTTATTATCAAGCACTTGGTGTTCAGCATATATACAAACAAGCAAGAGTACCCAATCCCCGAGAAAGATCCCACGCATGAGTGATGAACAATTCCAAGAACTAATGAGTGAACTACGTGCTCTGGCAATGAAAGTTCGTTTCATTGAAGAAGACATACAAGAAATCAAAGATACCAAACTAGAACACATAAAAGCCTGTGTTGAACAACTGGCAACAGAACAACTTCAAAAAGTCCAAGACAGTGCTGCCAAAAACTGGAAAGTGGAGAGAATGTAATGCAAATAGTGTTTAATAGAGTTACCGCAGATCAACTGCGTGAAAAGTACACAGTACTTGAACTGGAAGCAATCACAGTAAATGACCAGACCTTAGAGGCATTTTGTGTAGTGCCAGTTGAACATATTGCAATGGAAATGGCCACACTAGAATACAATGTATCCTTGCACGAACAGCTGGTATCTGCAATAAGAGATAATCAGACTGATACTTGCATGAGTATTATTCCGGATCTTTTAGGAAAATTTGGCGGCGAGCTAGATAGTTTTTATGAAATCATAATGTCTCGTTGTACTGATACTGGTAGTACAAGATTCTCAATATCTGAGAACCTGACTGAACAATAGCGATAGCGGCTTACAAAACAGGTCAATTTCTATAAATACTGTTTTAAGGAGCCATTATGCACAAGCTAATGATGGCGTTCCTATTCTGCTTACACAGCGTAGCCAACGCCCAGGCATTTCAATACCAGCACCCATCACTGTGCGACAAACTTGAAACGGTGCTGGAAAGCATCACACAAAAATTCGGTGAGAGACCAGTCTGGGCCGGACAAGACGTTGGAGACGGTTCAAGGTTTATGTTGTTTGAAAACACCAAACAGAACACCTGGACTTTGATCAAATACAACAAACAGGTTGCATGTGTACTAGGAGTAGGCACTAACGCTGAATCCATGTTTGGTACTCCAGTATAGTACAGAGTTTTTGATATCATGAAAACTTTCAAAGAATACGTTAATGAAGCAGAGCAAAATTTTGCAAGGGATTTAAATGAATTTGCCCCGGGCGGTGATGACAGCAACAGCCCATACGCCTACGGTGTAGCAATACAAAAATTTGCAGATTTATATGCTGACGGCAACTCAGACATCAGTGCCGATGGTGTTGATGTTAGATCTGACTCAACATCACAAAATGACAGCGACGCCGCTGACATAGATCAAATAGCAAAAGCATTTTTGAGCAAAGGCATGGAAGCCGGTAGAGAAGCATACATGAGCATTGATGACTTTATTCAAGATGACATAACTGGATATCTTGAAGATCAAGGATTTAATGTTGCTAACGATATCTATGCTGAATATAAAAAGGATATGGAACGCTGGGACAATTCTCCAGAAGGCAATGCCGCGGCACGGGCCCAACAGGAAAAAGATGCTGAGTGGAAAAAAGGTAAAGCTGACAGAGATGCTAACGAAGTGGTTATATCAGCAGTGAATCCAAAAAATCCATATGATGTACAATCCAGTATATCGTTTGATCAACGACAAGTTCTTGCCGGACAACTTCGATCCAAGATCGAACAAGCAATAGCTGATATAAAAAAAGAACTTCCTGCTCGGGCAGCAGATAGGGTAATTCGAGTCACCATTGGTGGGAAACCAATTAATCTCGATGAATCTACAGAATTGTCTAGCATATTAAAAAATGCTGGATTAAAAGGTCAACGCAGAGCCCAAAACTGATGTAAATACATTGGGAAGAGGAAGAAGAAAATCATGAAAACACACCGAATACAGTCGAACACAAAAGGATTGTTTTTGTCAGTGGATGGTAAAGAAATCTACCCAATAAAAGAATCTTTATTCAATGTCAATGAATTTGCATTGGTTAAGATTGAGGGCGGTGAAGCAATACTAACTGATCCTAGCAATAAATCATATACAGAAATCTGGGAGATATTTCATCCCATACCAGTACATGTTCATGCTAAACATGTACTGGATCCACCATTCAAACTCATTGACATAGTAGAAAACAACTTGTACTTTGCTGTGACAACTTTATTTTCATCAACTGTGAGTTTTTGTATAGGATTGTCCATAGGATATATAATAATTAAATAGATTAACAAAAGGAGCAATAGATGAGTTGGTTCAAACACAAACCTCCAAAACACCCACCCTTACCCAAGCATCATACTCAACCATATCGTAGCAGTCCAGCAAGTGACCGTGCAATGGAAGAAGCCAAACAAACCTCAAGCAAACCTAAATCCTCTAAATAGATAACATTAAATACATGCATGAATTTGCAATTTGAAAATTTTCCACTGGTGGTAGTAACCTGCTTTCGTCACTGGCCCATGCTAGAGCTACAGGCTCAAAGCATGAGAGAGCACCTGGCAGATCCCACAGATATCTATATCATTGTCAATGAAAAATATCCGCAGTCATGGACGCAGATATTTAATCTGCAGATAAGACATTTGTATGATAGACACAATCTAACAGTACTGTATCATGATGATTTTGATTTTTTAACTGCATCCGACAAAGCTGGAAAATGGGGCGGATGGGACGACCAACAGATATTAAAGTTAGCCATTGCTGAAAAGCTAAATTCAACTGCATACCTGTCACTGGATACCCAGAATTTTTTATACAAAAAATGGCGATACAAAGTTTTTCCAATAAAAGATAATAAAGTACCATATCGAACAGGTGGGTTCGTGATGCCCATGCAGACCTGGAATACCTACAAACAAGCTCTTGACGTTGAAATAGCAGACCCAGCTGATGATACTATGTCTCATTGTACACCAATATTTTTACATACCAATCTAGTGAAAGAATTGATAGCGTACAATGGTGGACTTCGTAATTTTTCAAAATGGTTCCATAGCCTGTCGGGCAAGAGTGAATACATGTTGTATCATCATTGGGTACACAAGCAGGGTGGGTTTGATAAATTTCATTATAAGGCCAAGGATTGGGCAGTGGCTTATTTGCGCGACTCAGCTAACTTTTCTAATGAAGTAACACAGTTTTTATCCATGCTAGACCATGATACTATATTTTTGGCCTGGATGTCAATTAACCATCGTGCGTGGGATGACCTTACAACTGAACAATTAGAAAAAGTTGTCAGCAGATTAAGAGACCGCGGACTAGAACCAAACACACAACGATTGCATAAGTATTTCAACTAAATTGGATCCGTCATGCGTGTATTGCTATGTATATTAGTCCTAGTCTTCTCATCACTGATTGATGCACAACCAGTCACTGCTAAAAGCTGGCTGGTAGCAAACAGTGAAGGCAAAGTTATTGCTGGCGAAAATACCAGCGCAGTACGCAGTGTGGCCAGCATAACTAAATTGGTCACGGTGATAACAGTATTAGACAGCCGCGCACCATTGGATACTCCGTTGTCTATCAAAACAAAAACAACACGGAAGAAAAAAACAAAAGAAATTTCAACACCTTACGATGAAAGTACTCGTCGTCAGTTGATTGAATTAGCAATAGTACGCAGTGACAACCGAGCCGCAAAGTTATTATGTGATACTTTTCCCGGCGGTTATAGTAAATGTATTGTTGCAATGAATCATAAGGTAGCAGCACTGGGAATGTCACAAACTAAAATGTTTGATCCAACTGGACTAGATGATCGTAATGTTAGCACAGCAACAGATTTAATAAAACTGGCACTAGAATCAATAAAATATCCTGAAATAGTTGCTGCCAGCCAGCTGAGTCAGGTTAAAGTTAAAATCAAAAAACATTGGTTTCGGGGTCGTAACACCAATCCACTGATTGGCGACAAACACATGATACAGGTTAGTAAAACAGGATGGACTACTAAAAGTGGTGGGTGCATTGTGATGCTAATGGACACTGATCGGGGTCGTAGAGTTGTTGTGGTACTGGGAAGTAAAAACACGCAAACACGTATACCCGAAGCAGAATTTTTAAGCCAGATTGACGACTTAACTCCAGATGATGAACCCAAGGAAGTGCGTCGTTGGGGCAACTGGTACTGGCTTATAATAGATTAAATTTTCTTATTACACTGTTTGTTCTTATCGTGTATTTTGACGATTGCGATATTCAGCGGCTTTTGCATCCCAGTATTTTTTATTTCTTTCTGCCACAATAAGATCATGGTCAGACACCAGGCGCGGGAAAAAGCCGGTGCCATATTCAGGATAGTCTTGTATGCGTTTTTCCGCCACCCACCACATGCAAAAAATCCAAAATAACAATACCACAAGTATGCCGCCAACGCCGTAGAGTCTGTTTTTAAGTATTGCTATTTGTCTGGCACGCCGGACTGATGCGGCATGCTCAATGTTGATCTGTCGGTTGATAAGGGCTTTTTGTTCCACGCCCAGCTTCTTCATCATTTCCTCAACTTCGGTGTACAATGCACCCAATTCGGGCGGGCTTTGGTAGATCATTATCTCACGTAACTCAGTGCCCATCTGTTCCAGTTGCTTTTTCATCAGCACACGTTGTAGCGCACGTTTGCCCAGGCTGGCATCACCTGTGTAAATTTCAGTCTTGCTACGTCGTTCTTCATTCTCAAACACTGCCAGGCACTTGTAGAGATTGTCATAATATGCGCCCAGGTGTTCACCAATTTCTTGATAGATACCAGTATGTTCATCTGAATTGGCTTTTTTATTCAGCTCTTTGACTCGTGCTTTTTCTTCGTTGAGCTGTTTGACGGCCGCAGAAGGAGCACCGCCGGGCTTGGTGTCATATATTTTGTGGAATTGTTTATCAAGGTCTTTGAGAACATCATTTACATCACCAGCGGCACTCTTGATGTCTTTGTAGAGTTTACAGCCAGCCTTGACAGCGGATACAGCCCCGTTGGCCAAGGCAAAGAGTGTTAACGGATCCATTATCTACCCACCCCTTTTACATATTTCCGGATACAATCTATTAGAACAATCTTTCTTAGCCCACTCCACACAAATCACTCGACGATGGTATACATCTCCGGTCCAGGTCCATCGGACACACTGCCACTCTGACCATTTTTTGACATCTGGTTCTTTGGCAAGAGCGAGTACTAAGATCCATTCAAACATAGTGAGTCAATACCTGTCTTTATCATTGTACCAGTCTTTGAACATAACACCAAACACCATTAGGAACGGTATCATGCATAAAAAGAATATTAGATCGTTGGTTGTGATGACAATGTTGAAGTACATGACTTATCCTTTAATTTTTAGCATAATCTTCTCGTTCTTTCTTTTCACGAGCTTCACGTTCTTTTTGTTGCTGGCGAATGACCAGAAGTCTCTTGGCAACTTTTTCTTCATATATTCTTTTTTCTTCCATCTGGCCGTAAATGCCAATGCCGCCCATGGCAATTGCAAACACAATCACTGACCCTGCTAGGAAATACATGCCGAAAATAAACTGATCGGCCACTTTTTTCTTGTGTGCCAATTCACGTTCTTCTTCTGCACGTTGTGCGTCTGCACGTGCCTTGAACAATCTATTACGCTCAGCAATCATTTGTTCCCAGATCTGCGGCTTGCCCAACTGCCAAAGAATCATGTCTTTGAGTTCACGCTCTGCTTGACGCAGAGCATCACTGTGCATGGCAATTTGCAAGGCTTCGTGTCCTAGTTCTGCATCTGTTTTGCCCAGTATATTGGCTTTGGCCTTTAACTTTATCCGTTCGCGATGGATGGAATCCGACGATTCGAAGAATTTGCTAAACTGGCCTACCAAGCTGTTGATATCTTTGCCAAGCGCAATGGCTTGCTTTATATGGCCAACTGCGGATTGTGCGGCGGCGAATGCAAGACCTATGGTGATTGGATCCACTTCGCGAGCTCCTTCAATATTGCTTTTATTATGTACATATTTATGGGTAGCTGGTGTTTTAACAGGATCCAAATAAATACTTGCAACAAGGAAATCGTGATGGAGTTTTTAGAGTACTCTGATATTGGATTTGGGGCATTTGTATTCAGTAACAAGCAACAAGAAATAACAAATCGTAAACAGGGTATATTAAGCTCTGTTTACGATCATCACGGCGTGGTACCAAAGTCCGTGCTGTTTGTTGGCTTTAATCCTGCAATACTACAGTGTCCAGCTGATCGGATATACCTAGCAGAAATTAGC